CCGCAAACCTCGTGTGCCGAGGTCTGGACCACGGAGTTGTCGACAGTGGTGTTGGTACTGCCACTACCTGTCTGGCCTGCAATAGAGCTTGCATACAATTTCGAACCAACAACAAGGGTGTGGGCACCCTCAAGAAGCATCAAAGAATGAATCAAGCAAACAAAGGTCTGGGTCAGCCCCTTCTCTGCAAGGGCAGTAGGGTCAAACATGTCGGCCCTGCTCCCGTAGGTGAAGGCAAACTTGCACTTCGCCTCATCAGCGATGGGAAGAGTGTTGTGGACACGAATGCCCGCACACATCATCTGACCGTCCCTAGAAACGGAAAAGTCATACTGCTCACAATCCTTTGTGGCACCGGGTCCCATGGTCCCTGTGTCAGGATCGTGCATAATGTGCTCGATGTTCTTGGACATGTGCTCTAAGCCAAGGTCGTGGTGGCCAACGCCCGTAAAGAGCTTGTGAATGACCCCACGCTGGTAGCCAGCGGTGCAGCCCTTGTTCCACTCATAGCAGAGCAACGAGAGGCAAAAGTTCTTCACGACACTGGAAGGCCAAATAGTGCGAGCAAGACCGTTGTCGATCTTCTTGCGCTTGATGAGCTCGTCCTTGGCGAACACAGTCTCAGGGTCAGAAATGCCATGGAACACGAGCTCCTCGGGCGTCATAATGCCGATGACCTGAGGGCCAAGGGACATGATAAGCATGAGCCTGTGGAGCATGATGTCAATAAGCTCAACCTTGCCCTCCTCCGTCTGCCAAACCTCCTTCGCACCAGCAATGTAGTGAGCCGAGAAGCCCGCTGACTTCTTGGGGTCCAGAGAAGAAATGATGGTCTCAGTGAGGTCGCTAAGCTTCCCAAAAGCGGAGGCCTTCGTCTTGACATAGCCCTCGAATGTGACCTCCTCCTTGAACATGCCATCGGCAATGTCCCAAGTGGCTGCACGCATTTTCTTCGCTTGCGCGTCGAGCGTGCGGAGGATCTGCTCCTTGCTGTAGGCCGGTTTGCCAAACTTGGGGCGATTGTCTTCGCCGCACAACTCGACGTTCTCGGCACGCGCTGCGGTGCAAAAGTCGGAGTCAACTTCAACTGGCTGCGTCGGCGGAGCTGTGTGAAGCTCCTTGCACTCTCCAACCTGCTCATACACGGTTTCACCCTGTGCATTCTTCATCTGGTTGGTGGCCTTTCCGAACACAATCCTAGCTGCGTCAATATAAGCCCGGAACTTGATAGCACCCGGGGAATCGATAAGCTCCGACGGCGTGTACTGCTGTGCGTGCGCAAGGTAGTCCAAGCTGTCGTTCGCAACAACAGCATCAATAATCTCTGAAATCTCTGGCCTGCCGGCCGGATCACAGATGGGCGCAGCTCGAAGCTCGTGCAGAGACCTAATGCGAACGTCGCCGTTGGCCTCGCGCTTCCATTCCTTGGCCCAATACCGCTCACGGAAAGGGCCGTCAAGGCCTGGCCTAATGGGCATGAACTTGATGGCGGACTCCTGATAGAAGCGTTTGCGGCGAGTGTTCCTGCAACCCTTGCGGGTATGCTTGAGAACCTTGGCCTCAGCGTCAAACTTAGAATCGTTCCGGAAGGTGCGTGAGCCACCGTGTGTGGCCCAATTGCTGCCAACTCCCTTGAGGTAAGCTGCGTCAGCCTCCTCTTCGTCGCTATCGCCCCAGCGGTTGGCCTTGGAAATGCGGCCAGATTGAAAACCCCTTGGGGCCTTCTTGGGCTCAACGAAAGCATTGCCGTCGCTGCTGCCGCTAGTCTGGTACTTCGCGTATTCGTTAAAGGCATGTGTCCGCAAAGCATCATGTGCCTTCTCGGCGTCGTTAGCCTGTTCGCGCTGGTCATCGCGCGTGGGAAGAGCACCTTCATCATCATCGTCGAAATTGAAGTCCTCGTCAAGGTCCTCCTGGCGGTCGTCCTGCGTGCTGCTGGAAGTGACCGTGGAGTTGCCGGATCCGTGCGTTGCACGACGGTTCCGCTGAGCTTTCTTGGATGCCTCTGGAACGAACAACCCAAGGGGGTTGCTGACAGTGTAATGAATGTTCAACTCCTCCTCGTCCTCACTCTCGGATTCATCCTGGAGAGCGGACTCGGAAATGGCTGTCCGTGACCTCTGGAAAAGTCTGAAGGCGTCGGGAGCTGCCAATGCGTGCATGCGGAGGAACTTGTTCAAAGCAGGCATGGTGATGGCAAAATTCCAGGTGCAACCGTCAGGACCAGTATCGTTGCCAATATGGATCCCAACCATCTCAAGCTTGCGATCGGAAGGGCGCTCTCTCCAAAGGGGGGTGCCCGAGTAACCGAATGTGGTGTTGCAAGAGTGGGCAATGATGCCCCTGGTTCGTTCAAGCTCAGGGAAGTTGCCAAACTCTCCGTCTGAGCGCATGAGTCGAAGACCGCCCTCGGCCGTTCGTTCGTGGTAAAACACAACGGCGTTGCCTCCCTTGAAAACTGACATGTCCTTGTTGGTAATGGGACACGTGAGATCATGGTATGGCCTGTAGAGCTTGTCTTTGGGGCCACGCACGGAGGGCGCCCTGTAGACAACCAAATCGAAGCAAGTGCCCGCGACTTGTGTGTTGGCAGGTATGCACCACTCGTAGCGCTCCCACTTTGAGAGGTCGTAATTAACCTCACCAAACTTCCCTCTCTTGTCTCGGCCGACAATGTTGACTGATGAGTGGTCAACGGTGGCACGATTGGTCTTCAAGTCAACAAAGCTATGCTTGCAAGTGACAAACAAATAGCCTGAAGCAGGACCATCCTTGATTTCAACGGCGGCCCCATGAAAGACAACCTGCTGTTCGTCACCAGTCCCAATGGGCTGTGAGTGTGATAAAACACCCTGGCCTTGGTTGGACAAAGGCGGAACATAGGTTGACTTCCTTGTTGTAATGTAAGCCTCAGTTACAAAGCGCGGCTTGACAACACTGCCAGTGATAGCATCGGTCCAATGCTCAGTAGCTTTGGAACGATAAACAAGGTGCAGCTTGCCGGCCGTGTCGAAAACGACGCGGTAGCCAACAGCCTTTTGAGACTTTGACATGTGCAAAACAACAAGTGGAGGAGCACCGACAACAAGAAGCATGGCCGGGAAAACGAAATAGTGCGTAATGCGCCTGCCGAAGACGACGTAAACGCCACCCGCGGCAGTGGAAGCGACAGCTTCAGCAAGTAGCACCAAATCACGCAATAGCCCTTCGGTGGGTGACCAAAGGAGCCAAAGCTTGCAGGCAATGTAAGCAGCAAATGTAACAGAGCCATAATTGAAAACAAAAGTGAACAAGCTCATAGTACAAGTAGCAAACGCGACAAAGATGTTGAAAAAGTTCAACACAATGCGAAAGACGCGACTTGAGAAACCACCAACAAAACCTAAGAGAGGGGAAACAGCCAACTTGTAGCAGACGACTATAACAACAACAGCCAAAAGCGCGGTGCCAAAGGCTGGCGTGGTTAAGAAAGGTGAAATCCAAATAATGGCATCAAGTTCGTCCCTACAGCCTTGGAGATCGTCGTAACAAGTTCCGTTGCTGAGCTCTTTGCGACAAGCGCTGAGCTCAGCACGGCAAAAGTCGCCATTTGTTTTAACAGTGTGGTTGCAAACGGGACAAGCACGGACGCTGGTCTTCAGGCAGTTGTCAAGCTGCTCGAGAGCAACATCGCGCTGAAGTGCCAAGGCCGCAAACAACCTCGGTTCTATCACGTCGTGGGCTCGAGAGTCCACATCGCAATCCGTCGCGTTGCGGCACATAGGCAGCTGAGGGCCAAAGTGGGGGTTCCAAAACTCGAAGCCCTCAACTGGCGGCAGCGGACCTTGCCAGAAGACCGGCGAAGCGGCTGGTGAGTCGCCGTCGAAGCGCAGGAGGTACAACCAGGCACAGAGCGCGACAATGAACATGCGTAGCATGCTCGTGCCGGGGCTCTTCACCGGATTGGACTCGTTGGTCCATGAAGGGTTCCATGGTGGGGGGAACATCAGCTGCCGATAGAAGGCAGCACGAGACTCGGTAAGCCTTTCGGTCCGCCGCGTCTCGATGAGCCCAACGATGTCAACCTCTTGCATAGCCTCAGCATTCTCGCGCATTTCCTCGTCGTAAATACGACGGCTACGTGCGCTCCAAGCTGCCTCGTTGTCTTGCATGATGGCGTCAACAACTTGTGCATCGGCCTCAGAAAACTGAACTGTCCTCGGCCTGGGGACGCTAGGAGCAAGTGAATCCAAGGAGATACGCTCGACGTGGAAATTCATCCTGTCCATGCGTCCAATGACGTCCCAAGGGTTGTACTGGTACTGGTGTGCACGGCCAAACTCGTTGGCCAGCTCCTCAGTAACGAAAATCCCGTACCGCTCACGAGTCAATCTGTAGCATTGACTGCCACGGATCAAAATGTAAGACACACTTTCGCCGCGTGTCTCATGCCACCGTTCCCATTGGTCGAGCTCGTAGGGGGCTCGACCAAAAGGTCTGGACATGAGAGTCGGCTCACCGCTCATGTTGTTGACCCAGGTCAACTTTGTCGGCCAGAAAAGAACCGGTTGGTTCTCCTCAAAGCTGTTGTCGACCTCAGCCTCCAGGTAGACGTATCTACCCGTCATGCTCAATCTTGCTTGAAAGACGTTGCCCATG